CCTTGCCAATTTCTTGAGAAGAATAAATTCGCTGATTCTGATTACGGATATCTCCTTGAATGCAGATACCGTTCAGATGCAGCGATTTTGTTTCGCCCTCACCTTCGCTCTCCAAGACAATCTTTGCCTGGTCAAAACTCAATTGTTCACTGAGATTAGTTTTCACCATTACGTCCTATTATCTACGACCACGGAAAAGGCTTGCTTTATCAACTGAACCGGAAGAACCACCTGTGCCGCTGAATTTGCCTTCAGCTTCACCTTTCTTCTCTGCACCATGACCTGGCTCTTTCGTTGAGAAAGCACCACCTGCCTTGCCGCCTGGAACATTGATATTACCTGCATTATCTTCTTTGGCTGTGCCTTTGAATAGGCTAGATCCGCCTAGTTGGCCACCGCCTGAACCCACATACTTGGCTGCTTCTTCTTTGCTGCCTAGAATGTTGGCTGTTGTACCGCCCATGCTGTTTTTCATGTTCATGTTGTCAATGATTGACTTGGCATTGGTGCTAGAACCTTGGCTGAGTTTGCCTGTGCCTGACAGTGCTCCTTCGCCTTGACCTTTCTTTTCTGCGCCGTGGCCGCCTGGAACTTTTTCAACATACTCACGCACTGTGGCTAGGTCAAAATCGTCTTTCATTTTATCGCCACCCATGCCGTCCATGCCGTCCATGCCGCCTTCTTCACCGCCGCCTAGCTTGTCAAAACGTGCTTGTAGTTCGTCTACAATGCTGTCTAGGTCTTGGAATAATTCTTCTTCGCTGTTTGCACTTAGGTCGTCGTCTTCTTCAGGACCCATTTCGCCAGCTAGGTCGTCGCCTGGGTCGCCTGATGGACCGCCAACTTCGTCGTCACCTTCGTAGGCAACTTCTTCAAATTCTTCGTCTAAATCGTTCTCTTCATCAACTTCTGATTCTTCTTTGACATCGGCCTCTTCATCATCAGCTGTCATTTCAGCTTCGATTAGATTTTCGTAGATCTCACGAGACTTTCCAACTACATACTCGTGGAATAATTCTTCTGCTTTAGCTTGATCGTCATTGACCAAACGCTCGAGCATCTGCTCAAGTAGTGATTTTTCTGCCATGTTATATTCTCCTTCAAGATTGTTAGGCTGTGTTTTATTTAACACTCTGATTACAAAAGTGTGTTAAATGGTAGTTTTTTGAACAGTTTCTGCTGTATAAGTACAGCCAGGAAAACGACTGTTGAAGTCGTCATAGGTGATGTGCTTGATGTTTTTGACCTGTATACCCAGTTGATCGGGCACAAAGTCTCCTGGATTGATCACACGATAATATTGAGTGTGTCGAAAATCTTTGATAGTTCTTTCAGTCTGACTTAACCAATTGCCGTGGAAGGTGGCAGTATCGCTGGTTTTTTTGTAGTTATAGGTATCTGCGTACACATTGTTGAATCTACCCTGTAGACCTTGAAAATCAAATCCAAAAATATAAATGTCTCTATGTCCTTGCTCACTGGCAAACCAAAGAGCTGTGGGTCCACTGCTCCAACCCTTGTGTGGATTGAATAGATTGAGATGATGTTTGGTACTGATGCCTTTGTTGGGATTGGTCCATACAGCATGTGTTTTATTCCAGCCAGATGCCACTATTTCATTGACCATTTTGACATCCACAGCTATGAGATAGTGCGGTTCAAATTCTCTGTACATGGCATTACAGGCATAGACTATGCCCTTGTCCAGTAAGCTGTGATGATTTAAACTGAGTCTGCTGGTTCCGTTGCCTAGAACGAATGCCGCATTATGCTGCTGGTTGCTCTGCTTCACCTGCTGGTGCTCCATACATCTGTCTTACAAATTCCAATTCAGAATCACGCTCATAGTCGTGTGCTTCTGCCTGCATGCGCAGTCTATTGATCTGTCTCAGTGTTAGACGAGTTTTTCTTGTGTCACTTCTTTTGAGCACAGAGCTGTCTTTGTTGTTTTCATAACGACGATCAACTGCAAAGTCGTTGTTGTTGTCATTGAAATAAAGGAATTCTAGTAGGAGCATATGATATTTATCACTGGGCCGGTGCTTCTGCTGGTGCTGCTTCGCCTTCTGCGCCAGTAGACGCTGGTGCTTCTTGTGGTGCTTCTGCTGCTTGGCCTGCTAGATCTGCTTGAGTTGCTGCTGGAGTAATGCCTACTGAACGCATCTGTCCAGCAGCATCCAACACTGGTTTGAGATTGCCGCCTTGCTCTTCTCTCCACATGCGTTCGTTTTCTGTAATCTCTTCTTGAGTCATGCCCAAGAAGCGTTTCATGGCAAAGCGTTTGCTGAGATGTGGAATTTCCTGTAGCTGTGCAAAGGTGGCTGCACGAGCTGTATCCAGCTCACTTTGACGGTAGTTTGCGGAGGATTAAACTTCAATTCAAATAGACTTGGATCAATGTTTACACCATTTGATTCCATCCATAACTTGAATTCCAAGTCAAATGTTTCTACAATACTGTTTTGTAGGCGCTCGCAATACTTGTTGAAACGCAGCTCTTGAATGTAAGCTGTGCCCACTTTTCCGTCAGCTACAGTGTTTGAAGCTTCCTCAATACCTGTGGGCAAATAGGCAGCAGGAATTCTCAAAGCACGGAACAACTTGTTGGTAAAAAAGCGTAGGTCTGTGATCTCACCAAGGTTTGTACCGCCTGCTAGTGTATCAACTTTTGATCCACGTCCTTCAGCAGTCTGTGGAAAGAAGTAGTCTTCACTTGCACTTAGTGGGTTATAGCTGGCATCAATCACATTGTTGCCACCACCTGTGGATGAAGGAATACGTCTTTGTTGAATTTCGTTTTTGACACGTTCAACAAAGCTCATGGCCATGTGTGCGGGCATATTTCCCACGTCAATATAGAATATACGTCTTTCCGGAGCACGTTGCACACGATAGATAATAATAGCATCTTCAAGCAATTCTTTCTGCTTGTATACTTTGAATACTGATTCTAGCAGTGAATTTCCGAAAGGATAGTTAGCATCTAAGCCTTCACTCAAACTGATATGTACAACATTTTTTGCATCAACTGTGACTTCATTTGTTTGATTGTGAAATCTAGTGCCCGGAGGTTGGCTAACATTGCCAACCATGCCTCTACCTTGACTACCACCTGAATAACTTGTTGATGTTCCGCTTGGACTGGTATTTGTTGTACCGTGTGGAGTGACTGCAATTAAATTTTTAAAATTGAAATTGATGTCTTTGACCACATATTGTTCAGGAATTTTACCTTCACTTTCGTTTACAATAATTTTAGTAACTTTGGCTGCATCCACAAACAACCATTTTTTAGTTTCAGGATCGCGGATAAAAAATACGTCGCCGTACTTGAAAGCGTTTCTAACTATGCGAAAAATTCTGGTTTCAAATTGTTGTTGTTTAGTCCACTTCTGAAGACTTTCTTTTATGAGTTTGACTTCGGTTGAAGTGGGATTACCTCTATAGAAAGTCTGAAAGGGAGTGGCATTTTCTTTGTCTTTCTGTGTGCAAAACTCTGCTAGAATATCTAGAGCAGCATTGACTTCTGAATCCATATCCATGGTATCATACTGCATGTACCTTTCAATGCGATTGGGTGTGCCTGCATAGACATCAGGGAGATAGCTGGAATAATTGGCACGAGCAGGACCTGGGCGGCCGCCACCAGAGATTGGACTGGTCGAACCCATTTGTCCATCTAGCTTAACTGGTGTGAAATACTTTTTCCAACTCATTGTTTATCTTCCTTTAAGCGGCTGCATATAAGTCGCCGCCCTGAGCGATGCCTTTCTGAACTGATAACTGGCGTTCATTTGTGTCTTTCAATGAACGATTTATTGCAATCAATTGATCCATCTTAGTATTTAAGCTGGCAAGCAGGCTTTCAGGTGTTTCTTGGCGTGCGCCTGCTACAGCAGTTTGGGGACGATCAGTTCTTCTTGGGTCAGTCGCGGCTGTTTGAGTTCTAACAGCTTCTGCTTGTTGTGTAGTTGCTCCTGCTGCAGGTGTTGGAGTCACTGCCGTTTGTACTGCTGTCGTAGTAGGTAGATTACTAGGCATTGATGCCATACGAGCTTCTGCATACAGTCGGTCCTTTTCTGCTTGAGCTTTAGTTGGCGGTTTGCTGGCCTGCATTGATAGCAATGCTTGTTTCCTTTGTTCTTCGGTACCATACAGCGCCATATTTTGGTCAACACCTGATGGCAATTTGCCGTCCGGAATCTTAGCAGAAGCCAATGTTGTTGATTTCTCTGCCTCTTTGCCGTCCGGAATCTTAGCAGAAGCCAATGTTGTTGATTTCTCTGCCTCTTTGCCTGCTGGAATCTTAGCAGAAGCCAATGTAGGTAAGTTTGCTCCACCTATTGCCGCAACATCACTGCTTAACGCTTTGCCTCCATATTTCCCTGATGCAACGGCACTTTCAGCGCCTTTAACTTTTTTGTCCATTAAGTCATAGACTTCTTGTACAGAACGTTCTTTACCTTCTTTACTATAATAAATGTTTTTATTTGCGGCAGCTGCTTTAGGATCAAGTGCTGCTGCACTTTGATTTGCATTTTGGTCTTTGGCTTTTAAAAACTTGGTTGCTCCACCGGCACCTAAGAAATGACTCATGTACATGTCTGTATTGTTTGTTTCTCTGCCGACGCCTTTTTCTAATTGTTTTTGTTGTTTGCTACTAAAATATGCTGCAACTTCTGTGGCTTTCTGAGGATCAAATCGATCATTTAATGAGTACTCTTTGCCCATTTCTTTTGCCATCTGCTTCCATGTTCCTTCAGTAAATTGAAACATACCGGAAGCAGAACTAGTTCCCGCTTTAGCATTAGTATTGCCGCCTGATTCAATAAGAGCAATGGATTGCAAATATTTTTTCATATCAGGACTAGATGATTGCGCACCAGGACTAGATGGTTGCGCACCAGCACTGCTTCCGGAAGCTGGTGTATCTTTGTTAACTGCTGTTGCACCTGGTTGATTGGTTGCACCTGCTGTTTCACCTTTTTGTCTTCTTACCATGCTATCATACATGGCTTGTGGACTAGATAAATTTACTCCAGGTACTGATGTTGTAGAGGCCTTTCCTGCGTCTGCCTCTTTTTCTTTGGCTTTGCTGACTGCGTCGCTTGCTTCTGCCTCTTTTTCTTTTGCTCTAGCAGCTTTTCTACCAGCAACAGTTTCTAATTCTTCTTTAGCATCTGCAGCAGCTCTAGCTGATTTATTCGCTTCTCGTTGAGCATCTCTAGCTTTTTCTTTTTCTTTTAGTGCTTGTCTTTCAACTTCAACACCTTTTTGAGCTTCTTTAATTTTTTTATTTGCATCAGAAGAGTTTGGAGTGAGTTTCTCTATTAACCAAAGGAATCCGTCTGCAATAGTAAGTAACACACTTTTGAAATTATCTCCGATAGCTTCAAATATTGTGCCAAGATCCCAACCTGCGTTATACAACTCAGAGAATCCCTTTTTAACCAAAAGAAACGCACCGACCAGGGCTCCAATCACAAGTGTAATTTTTATAAACGGTAGACTCATAATTGTTGCCGCTATTCCCGCTTTGGCCATTCCCACTGTGGCTCCAGTGGTGGCCACTGTATTTGCTCCTGCGGCTAACGCAGCCTTGGTTGCTGCCAGCGTTTGCGCAGCCAATTGCAGATTGGCATAAAATATAACGCCTTTCAATGCTAGGAAGGCGGCATATACTCCTCCTACTACCAAAGCAATTGTTCCAAAATGGTCTGCAACAAATTGAAATGCTGGCATCACAACCAGTTGTACAACGTCTACCAAGGTGGCAAATGCTTCCATCATGATATCTAACATGCCGCTGTTTGCTAGAAATTTAGTAAATTCATTGCTGGTCTCTGCAATTTTATTTTTGTATGCTTCCATACTTGCAGGATCAAGACCTTTGTCTTTTAATTCACCTTCTTTCTTTTTGCGTTCTTCGGCGGCTTTTTGTTGTTCTGATGTAATTTGAGCAAGATTTTTTTCTCTGGCTGCTGCATCTGATGCTCCGATAAAGAATCTTTTGCTGGCTTCGTCGCCATACAGCGCCATATTTTCAGCAACACCGGATTTAACAAACGCTTGAGTTTCTCGTTGATAAGCGGCATTCATTTGGTTAGCTTGGTCAGCACCCAGTTTACCAGTAGTTCGAATCTGTTGATTAAGACTCATCATATTCTTGGCACTGTCAGGCAAGAATGCCAGAGCTTTCTTACCAGCTTCACTGGTTGCTGTACCTGTGGCAATAATTTCTTTCATGCCTTCTTGATGTTCGGCCGGGATAGAATCCATTAAATTTTGTAAATTCTTTTGACTTTCTACATCCATCTTGCTCATGATAAGACGGAATTGCGCATCTTTTAATCTAGCGTTTCTTTCACCTTCTAGCTCACTTTTATTTTTTCCAGTTAACTTGGTTAAGGCGTCAAGGTCTTTTAGATATGCTCCAGTACCAGCTACCAGCTGTGCATCACTCATGCCTTGCAGCGCACCTGTCTTAGCCAACTGACCGGCATAACTGGCCATACCTTCATTGATTGCTTCAGTTGAATAACCTAATCGATTAAGATCCGCAGCCAGTGTGGTACCTTTAATCTGTTTGCCAAGTACCCCGAGTCTTCTTGCACCTGCTTCACTATCACCACCTAGCAGTGCTAGGTCTTTTCCAGTCTTGGCAATAATTCCACTAAACTCATCAAAGGTCAATCCTGCACCTGTAGCAGAATCTATCATCTCTGTCATACTGCCGCCAAAGTTTGCACCAACACTGGCAGATTTTTTAAATGCTTCGTAGGTCTTTTCCGCTGCACCTGCTACCGCACCAAACATAGAACTGAGTACACCACCTACCACAGGTATCTGCCCAAATACCGCTGCTGTTGATGTGAGACTGTTTCCTAAATTTGCCAGCGAACTCAACATACCAGTCATACCAGTAGCAACTCCAGACACTGCATTTCCCAGTCCAGCCATTGCCCCTTGCATCACATTTAACTTAGCAATATATTCTTGCTGTGCTTTTAGAGCTCTTGCATCTGCATCGGCTTTTTTCTTTTTTGCATCGGTATCTTTTTTGGTAGCTTCTGTAGCTTTTTCAGTTTCTTTGGTTAATTTGTCCTGTTCAGTAGTTTGTTTTTTAGCAGCATCTGCCAGTTTCTTTAGTTCTCTTTCTAATTCTTTTTGTGTTTTTACCTGTGCAGCTTTGTCTTTGCCTGTGTTGTTGGCAATAACTGTCATGGCCGCAAGAAGCTGACGCAATGTAGCCTCCGTGGCTGCATTGTTTAATTGTATTGGTTGACCGCCGAGGTCGCCAGTTACTTCTGCCATTTAGTTTAGACCTTGAAAACTGCGCATATAAATATACGACTAGATAAAGTATTTATCGGAGATAAAAATGTCAGATCAAACTATTCCACAAGCTGTAAAAAAAGCCAATCCTCTTGCCAATTATTTTAGACAACCAAAAATGTACATGCGGTTACCCAGCCACGGACAGTTTTACCCAGAGGGTGCATTAGATAGCAGTGAAATTGACGAATACCCAGTGTATGCAATGACTGCTAAAGATGAACTGATGTTCAAAACTCCTGATGCTTTAATGAATGGACAGGCCACTGTAGAGGTTATTAAAAGCTGCATCCCTGCTATTAAAAATCCTTGGCAGATGCCCAGTTTGGATCTAGATGCTGTGTTGATTGCCATACGAATTGCAACCTACGGTGAGCAAATGGATATGAATGCCTCTTGTCCAGCCTGCCAACATTTTAACGATTTTACTTTAAATCTAGTGCATTATCTCGACACAATTGCTCAAACAAATTATAACACTGAGGTAAGTGTACCGCCATTGCTTGTGCATATAAGACCTTACAGTTATAAAGAAATTAGTAGGACGGCTATGAAGAGTCTGGAGCAACAAAAAATATTCAGTGTGGTCAACAACGAAGACATGCCTGACGAAGAAAAAATTGAAAAATTTGGAGAAAGTTTTGTTAAACTAACTCAATTAACAGTGGATGTAGTTGCAGGATGTATTACACAGATTGATACACCTGAAGGTACCGTAACGGATCTTGACGCAATCAAAGAGTTTGTAGAAAATGCACCCAGTGATGTATTCAATGCCATTAATTCTCGAGTACTAGATCTAAAAGAACAAATGACTTTGAAGGCTCAAGATGTTGGGTGTTCCGAATGCCAACATAAATGGACTGTTGAGGTAACAATGGATCAGACAAATTTTTTCGGCAAAGGGTCTTAACACTGCCTCAGGCTGAGATCCTAGAATATGTTAAGTCTTTAGAAAAAGAGGCAGTGGCAATTAAAAAAGATGCACTAAAGATCTGTTGGTACATGAGAGGCATGAGTTTTGAAGAAGCAATGACTCTCAGCTATGAAGAACGAACGCTTGTCGGAGAGATAATCAAAGACAATTTAGAAACTACTAAGAAAAGCGGATTACCGTTCTTCTAATGTAAAAAGGACTCCTAGGAGTCCTTTTTGTTTGTTAACGCTTTCTAAACAGACTGAAACTTTCTGCCATCATTGGCCTAGATCTAATAACACTGTCGTTAGTCACGCCCATTATTTTTGCACGATCAGCAGCAATCTTCTTTTTCTTTTTGGCTTCACGTTCTTTGGCTTCTTTAATACCTTTGTCAGCCGCAGTTTTTATAGCCAACTTATCAGCAGAAGTTTGTTGGAATCCTGGTTTAGCTCTAGCGGCAGCAGCAGCCGCTTTTATCGCAGCATCCTCGGCTGATTTTGCTGCATTAGCATCAGCAGTGGCTTTCATCTGTTGTGATGCAGCCTGTTGGTCTGCTTGACCCTTCGCCAGTTTGTCTGCTGCTGCTTTGGCAGGATCATATGTGGTGCCTGCTGCTGCCGGAGGCGCTGCTGGATCTGCTGCCGGAGGCGCTGCTGGATCTGCTGCCGGAGGCGCTGCTGGATCTGCTGCCGGAGGCGCTGCTGGATCTGTCTTGCCAGGTGCTGGAGCAGCATTTGGTTTGCCAGTTTCCTCGTCATACCCTTGTGGTGCAGCATCAATTCTTGCTTGTGCTTCTGGATCTGGTTTTTTTGGCTTAGCATCCATTGCAGCTTTAACTTTAGGATCAGCCTGCAACATGGTTACAATTTCTTTTTTCTGTTCAGGTTGTAAACCAGCAATTGCTTTCTGTGCCTGTGCATACGCTGTGTCTGCTTTAGGATCAGCTTCTGCCGGCGCACCTCCACCTGCTGCTGGTGTTGTGCCACCTGCTGCTGGCGTTGTAGTTGCTGCTGGTGTTGTGCCACCTGCTGCTGGCGTTGTAGTTGCTGCTGGTGTTGTGCCACCTGCTGCTGGCGTTGTAGTTGCTGCTGGTGCGCCTCCACCTGCTGCTGGCTCTTCGCCATCGCCGGCGCCGCCTACAGTGGCTTTACCTGCTTGGAATCCTTTTTTCACTGCTGAGCCAATGCCGGCAATTCCTCCTGCAACTGCGCCAACACCTTTAGCTAGTGTTCCAACACCTTTGCCCACAGCAGAGCTAATTTTATTTAGAAGAGGACCTTCTTGTAATTGTGATTCTGTAATTATTTCATGTATTTTCATTTGAAGTCCTTATGACATTGTTGGTTCAGGTTGACCAGGGGCATCAGTCTTGGTTTTTTCACCTTTCTCTAAAGATTTTAACAGTCTTACTTTTCTATCAGTAGGCAGTGTTGCGATCATCTTTTTAATTGCTTCAATGTCTACTGCCGGAGCGTCAGCAGCAGATCCCGGTGCGGGCAGTTTCATTGATCCGTATACTTGATTAACAACATCTGTACCTACACCTTGTTTTTCTAAAAACTTGGCTAGCTCATTGCTGTCAGTAGGAGATCCGGCTTTCTGCCAAGCTGAGTTTAGTTTGTCGGCAGTGACTGTTGTTGTTAAATTTTTACCAACAGTTTTAACCTTATTCATGGCTTTCCCTGCTAGGCCTTTGATAGCATCCATTGGGCTTTCAGACAGCATTGAGTTGTTTAATGTACACACTCTGTTGAATACTAGATACGCTTGACCTTCACTTAATTTTTTACCTGTGGTAGTAAAACTTTCTTTTGGTGCTGCTGGCTTCTCTCCGGCAGCTCCAGCCGCTTGCCCTGCTGCCGCTCCACCAACAGTTTGGGCTGCTTGAGTTAAACCTTTAATCCATTGTAACAGACTGTCGTTGTTATACGCAACGTCTTTGGCAAGTCCTGCAAGATCTTTCATTCGCGCTTTGTAATCTGCAGAATGAATCAATCGGCCAATCTCTTGAAGTTGAGTAAATGCAGAACTATCTCCATTCTGCATGGCATTCACCGCTGATCTAACTGCAGATGCAGCATCTGCATCAACAACAACATCAAACCCTTGAGTCATTTCTTCCATTTCCATACCAAACGAACTCAACTTCCTTGTTGCTTTATAACTTATTTCTTCAAGTCCACTGTCACCGATTGGTATTGATTTTTCACGCAGGCCGGCGGCCCACTTACCGATACCAGCCATTGCGGCTGCTGAGATGCCTGCAACGATACCTGCTGTTGCTCCACGTCCGATAGCTGTTGATGCTTTTTGACCTTGCAGCAAACGGTCAGCAATATTAACAATGCCTACAGCAATTGCAGTTCCTGTGCCAATGGCCAACACGCTTGCACCTATTCCGCCTGCTACTGCAACACCTAATGCTGCTGCAACAGATCCTGCAATGCCCAGTAAGAATTTATGTAACTTGGGATTATCCTTGGCAAATGCACCGTACTTGGCCAACTTAGCTGCTAACTCTGGATTCTCAGCAGCAATCTTTGATTTAATATCTTCAAACTTTTGATCAAATGCTTTGACTGGACTACTGGATTGGAGCATGCCCCCAAACTTGTTAAACCAAGCATCACTGATTTTACCAGGAGCATCTAGAACTTTACCTAAAGCAGTTCGTCCTGACCCTTTTTCAATGGTCGTGAATAGCTGTTGTATTTGATCAGGTGATACAGCAACTTCACAAAGGATGGGATATATTTCTTTTTCCCATCGTGTGAAGTAGGTATCACCGTGTCCAATACTTTCAAAGATACTTTTATGAGAAGTATTCTTAATAGTATCTAATTCAGATAGTATATTATTTTCTGTTAGATTTTTAAGTCGCATACATGATCCATTATTTGATTGTTTATTTATTGTAAAAACGAGCTTACGCTCGTTTGCTTTTTCGCTTACGCTCAAAGCATTTTCTTCTATTTAATTGTATCTCAAGTGATGTATTAGTGATGCGAAGCATTTAAGTATTATGCAGATTGTTTAGTCAGACGGAACCTTTCTACGGTTCCATCTTGTCTGCATTATGCGAGTTGCATTAGCCGAGACATTAGAAATAGGTAATTTATTATACACCGTATTGCTAAAGGACTCTGTGCTTTTCCTTCCTACCACGATACGCTAATGCGCTCTAAACCTCGTTCCTAGTGTTTAGATGTTTATAGCACGGTGTTGTCGTATGCTAACATTCATACTATATCAATGCGTCGGTTATCTTTGTTTTCAACCTCAAACCCACTTCCAATTTTTCAGGATAGACGTATTCCACGTCGGGGGTGCCTCAATATGTCACGTGTCCGGTTTATGCCCCGGTTTTTCCACAGCGGTATTACGATCTGGCCCGCTAACCTTAGGTGTTAGAGTTAAAATAGCCTTTTGGTAGCCACATGATAAACTTATCTCCGCAAGTTTTACATATTGCTTTGCCTTCGTGAGGGCCTGAATTCACCTTAATTGCCTGCCAGTCGTGTGTTAGATGAGTACCTAAGCCTATATTCAGCTTCTTTTTTTGAGTATGCCACGCACTATCGAATCCTTTTTTGGGATTCGTATAGTATTCTGAGTCAAGAACACTGCTTTGCGGAGTTCGATTCCAATTTAGTTTAGTCATACTCTGAATTTATTTGGTGATTAAATGCCTAGATTTATTGAGTCTGCGGGCGCCTTGCGGCAATGATGTTTCTTAGATTTTGGATTTTTTGAGGATATGTGAGCCGTGAACTCGAACCTGTATGTGACCGTTGTACCAGTCAGTTGATTCTAGAACTTTGTGTTTGAATTGTTCTCTTGCCTCGATGTAGCTGCATTCTGATTTGTTTTTGCAGTAGAATAGTATTTCTCTGGTGAAGTTATCTTTGCCTAAAGTTGCAATGTCTGCTGTTAGCGTATCGCTAGAACCATAATAGTCCTTCCAGTCGCTTTCAATCTTGCCTCTAATCTTCTTTTTCTTTTTTTTGCCGTTCTTCAAAGTCACTGTTTTATAAGTGGTCTTTGCAAACTTGGCTAGTTTTTTGCCTATATACTTGCGCCCAGAGACAATATTGGTAATAAGATATACGAAACCGATGTAATCTTCGGAGATTTCAACAACTTCTTTCTTCTTATAGTACCATGTCATCAGGTACTTATTTTCTTGGGCCTTCCTATCATGCCTTTTCTGGCTTGTTTACGTTCTTCACGCTTTGCCTGTATTTCTATGCGCCTAGTACTTGCTTCATTGCGTATTTCTGAAAGCCAATATCGTGCCTTAATGCCTGCTTCGTCTGAGCCTTTGTATTCAAATCGATCCTGCCACTTAAAATATTCCTGAAAAGCAGCAATCATTTTATCGTGGCTTTCTGAACTCAAGCAACAATCTCCACATCGTTTGAATAGCTGGTGAATCCGTTTTCTTTGATCACCTTGAGCACATGATTAACACGGCTGGACAAATCATCTCTATGACT